TGATCTTGGGACGCGACGGCATGGCTTCGACGGCATACCCAATCGCCTGTGTAAGGCTCTTGGCTTCGAGCACAGGGAACTTGGTTTGCCTGTTGGCAAACTTGGCTTGATTGACCGACACATACACCTTGCGGTGTGCGACCAGCCCATCGTCGTCAAGCATGACGATGGTGTGCTTATGGCGATATTGCTTCATCTTGAGTCTCCCTTATCGGCGGATTGAAAAAATGTGAGTCTCGATACGCGAGATGCTGATCTCGTAAAGATCTGCCGGGAATACCTCTTCCAGCAAATGTGCCAGATCATATGCATCAGCCTCGGTTGTGAGGCTCCTTGCATGGGTCGCGAATACATGCCTTGGGGCGCTTGTGCCCTGTCGGTTTCTGCTTACGTTGATTTCATAGTGCATTTTGTAGTCCTCCATTTGAGTCTCCTTAGAATGAGTAAATCAACCCTTTCACATCATGCGCTGAATCAATCACACAAACATGCCCTTGTGGACACCATGTAAGCTTTGATCCATCCAGCCTCTCTACGAAGCCAACGGTGTACTCTGCCTTGCAGTGGATGCAAGTGAGTCCCTTGACTGCTGTCGGCGGCCCAAGCGCACCGAGCATATCATCCCCTGTAATGAGTGTACCGTTCATTTGCACACCTTGACCACCATCCCATCTTTCACTTCCACCTTCGCATACCAGCGGTGTGGCTCAGGGTAGTGTGGCCCCTCAACGAACGCCACGCCTTGCTCTGGTGCAGGGAATGGCCCAGGTGAATACACACACACCTTTGCCCCCGCAGCCACTGCCTCTTTCATGCTCTTCATTGTCTTGAAGTTCGGTGATACATACATCTTGAGTCCCCTTTGGTAAGTGAGCCGCCCACGACCGGCGGCATCCCACGACGGTATCACAGCCTGCGCCAAATTGCAATCAAGGTAACACACCCCTTACACCACCACCACCACCACCACCCACCAAACCCAAACGGCATCTTATTTTCCTGCCAGTGCCCCCACTCACCCAGCCCCATCCCCGTTGTATGTCTGTTCTTTAGAAGAAAAAAAAAAAAAAAAAAATAAACCTATACAGCCGATATGCGTACACCATTTTTTTGCACTGGCTGGATAAACACATGCCGTCTGTGTTTGGTGTGTGGTGTAAGGGATGTGTGGTGTAAGGGGTGAGTGGTGTATGTCGAGTGAAGTGCCTTGATCGAGTGTGTTGCTTACTCCCACCTCCCTGGCATATTTAAGACAAAAAAAAGGGGAGCTTGCGCTCCCCCTGATTTGACATATGTCAGGCGTTTTCCATCTCGCCTTTGGCTTTGTCTACCATCGCCTTGAGGGCATCCTTTGACAGGCCCGGGTTCAAAGCGCACAGCGCGTTGAGCAGCGCGTCCGTGTCAACTGGCTTCCGCTCTCCCGTCAGCCGCCACTGGTCGCCACCAGTCTCATAATGCGCTGCAATCGCTTTGATTGCCGCATGTTTTTCAGCTGGTGCCGCTGGTGTCCCGTCTTTTGTTTCGCGCCCGATTGCTGCCCTATCCCGCAGCCGCTGTTCCCAGCCATGCCTCTCCGCGCGCGCCCGCATCGCCACCGATGCCTTGCGCCTATCGAACAGGATCACATCCTCACATCCGACAACGGCTGCCGTCATGATGTTTCCCGTCTCGTCCCATGAGGTCTGAACTACCGTGTTTGACTTAATCTTCACAATGCCTCCTCGTGGCATGTCGCCACGCAACGGAGTCTGCGCTCATCCCGCCACAATATCAACTAGTTTCGGCGCCCTGCTCAAAAATAGATGGCATGATTCTTGCAAGGTGGCGACCCGCGCGGCAGTGGCGCCAGCGCAACTGGTGTAGCGCGGAAGCCACACCTGATTTTGCACTGCAAAACGGGGCAGGCCGATGACCATACTGTGATAGTGTACCGCTGCTGTAGTGTACTACACCACCAGCGTACGATAACACCAGCGCCGATGCCAATGCGAATGGGAATCTTAACACGAATGATTCTCATTCAGGTTACGCGCCCGCGTGGTATGATCTACCTGACATAATATGCAACCTGACATAATGGCGCCGCTTGAATCCGAGGCCCCTAGGGGGGCAATCGCTTAACCGCGTGAAAATGCACAACCAGTTCCCTCATAATCGCGCAGGTTGTATTTTGTACGTACACATCGCCCGTCGGTATAGACGTATAGGAAAGGAAGACAATGCTCCCCTTTGTTGCATTTGGGGATGATCTGTGGTATAAGGGACTAAGAGACTGGGTGTTTGGCTGGGCCGGTCGTAAGGGGCTGAACTGAATGAGTGACGCAAAAGGGAAGCTGGAAGCACTGGCCGCAGAGGTAGGGCTGCCGCCGAAAGGGGCTATCGCCAAGGTGCGTTATACGCACGATGCGATGATTGACCTGATTATCGCCAACCCTTGCATCAGTCAGAATCAACTCGCCCAGGAGTTTGGCTATACCGCTTCGTGGGTGTCCCAGATCATTTCATCCGATGCGTTCCAGTCGAAGCTGGCTGAGAGGACCAAGGACCTGGTTGATCCTACGATTCGGGCTACAGTGGAAGAGCGGTTCAAGGGATTGGTGCTGAGGTCGTTGGAGATACTTCGGGAGAAGTTGGACCGGCCCTCTGCGATGATCCCTGATCAATTGGCCCTTCGGACATTTGAGCTGGCCTCGAGAGCGGCTGGGTATGGGGCGAAGGATCAATCGGCCCCCTCAGCCCCCGGTGACGTACATCTGCACTTGGAATCTATGGGTGAACAGCTCACTGTGCTCCTGCAGAGGAAGCGCCGAGAGGTTGCTGTAATCGAAGGAGAATCCATGGAGGTGCTGCCAACATGAAACCCTTTACCTTTCACAAGAAGAAGAAGATCTCTATGACCCCGAAGCTCGAGGCGAAAGGCGTCGTTACGGGTGGGACTGTGCCTTGCTGCGACGAGGCAACGCCTACGTCCCTTATTAGACAACACAAGCGTATGGCTGCTGGAGGCCAAAAATGAAGATTCTTACCGCCGTCTTGGTGGCGCTGTTTGCTTTTGCAGCGAACGCGCAAGCGGCAACTGGCAATCTGACATTCACTCGCCCAACGACCTACGTCGGCGGCGCACCGCTGGCAGCGACCGACATCACCGGCTACGAGTTCCGCTGCACTGGCGTGATCGGCACGACCACCGGAGTTTCATGCACAGTGTTGTCGCTGCCCGGAACTGCGCTCGCGGGCGCCATCACTGTCACGGTGCCGTCCACTGGTGGGACAGCGTGCTTCACCGGGCGCGCCTTTGTCGGCACCCTCGGAAGCGCAGACAGCAACATCGCCTGCAAGGTGTTCGCGGCTGCGCCGCCAAACCCCCCTGGTAATGTTGTCGTAGCCCAGGTCTTCAACATCGGCATCACGATAGCCGTGGCCTATGGGGAGAAGGCCGACGGCACTCGTAATGGGCCAGTTGTAGGATTCGTGCCAGTGGGTACGCCTTGTATTGGAGCTATCCAGTTTGCCTATCGTGGCCAGAACTATCGCCGCGTAGACAAGGTAAATGTCATTTGGTGGGCCACTACACCAACCAGCGTGGTGGATGCTCCTTGCGCGACAGCAACGTAATCTACCTCCCTCCGATGTTGCGCAACCCTGCTAAGGTATTTGCCGTTCCGAAGCGGGCTGAAGTTGTGGGAACTCGTGGGGCAGCACTGTCGCCGCTGATCAGGCGGCATCTGAAGGAACTGATTGACTGGCCGCGCAACGGTCGGGTCGAGATTGACTTCAGCGGCACGAGGATGGAGGCGTATGCTCGAGAACACTGTGAGTGGCGTGGACGAGGCTGTGGGCGGCGCGGCGTGAGTGTTGTAACCATTCGCGATCGCGTGAAGGCGCGCGACGTGTTCCTGAAGAGTGTTTGCTCACACCAATCATGAAATCCTTACAATCTCACGAAGGCGTCCTGTTGGTCGACCATCGAGCCTCCCCTGGACTATCTGTCCCCGAGGCTGTCCAACAAGGTCTGCCGGCCTCTGCCGCTGGCAGCCGCATATTTGAGTGCGCTACGTTCACTTGCAGTCATTGCGAGCGCGTAGTGGCTGTAGTGGATCGTAGAAAAGCTGACGAGATCTGTGGCTTCTGCACTGGCTGCAATCATCGTCTGTGCACTAAGTGTACAACGAAGCGTGCTAAAGACGGAGTGTGCTTACCAGTCAAAGTGCTTGCTGAGCAGTTACAGAATGTCGCGGCGAAGCAGCCAGCGACCGAGGTATTCGTCCCCAAACTCATTCTTCCGTAGGAGTTCAATAGATCATGGCCAGATATGTAACGACATTCACTTCACAGGTCACAGTCGCAGTGGTGGATACCTCTGCGTTGACCACCCTGAAGTACACTGCGCTCGGCGGCAACAGCACCACCATGCGTCTTGCGGTCAACGAAGTACAGATCGGCGGTGAAGCGTCATCTGGCGCTGTGCAGGTCTACGTCTTCGCTCGCGACACCACGGTAGCGGCAACCGCGCTCACCAGCGTCGGCCTGACCAATGCACTGATGGATGCGTCGGCAACCGCGCCTTCCGCGGTCGCACTGTTCAGCAACAGCTCGACCACATTCCCACAGCGTTCTGCCACGGCGCATCTTATCCAGCACAGCTTCAACGCTTTTGGCGGGCTGGTACGTTGGCAAGCTCGTCAGGGCGAAGAAATCACCATTGTCGGCAACTCCCAGCCGCTTGGTGAGTGCTCGTACTCCGGCACCACCGGCACCATCGCCAGTGCTGTCTCCGGCCACATCATTTACGAAGTGGTCTGAACTGGGTCGGTCATGGCGGTGTTGCTTTGCCGCCATGACCCCTAGGTAGTACAAAGTGGCTTTCCCGACAATCCCAACAGTTGCGGCGTCTCGTCTTCTACAGACGAACATCGACGATGCGGGCACTGCTCGCACGTTTCCTAGCCTTTCGGGACTAACAAAGAACAGCGGCGATTTGCTGATCGCCATTGCCGTCGCTTACGAGTCATCGACTGGTGCTGGTGGAACGGTGTTCTCGTCTTGGGGTGGAGGGTTTACCGAATTCTCCGACCAGATGACAACCAACTCGTCAACTATGGCGATTGGTCTGGCATACAAGTTCTCGACCGGCTCTGAGACCGGCACCTTCACGGTAACGCAGGCCGCAACGATTGTTGGCGGCGCGTCCCTGTTCCTGCTGTCGATTGCCGGCGCTCACTCATCGACCGTGCCAGAAGCAGGCACGATTGCCGATGCAACGGCAGGCCTTGCCGACCCAGGTTCGTTCAACCCGGCGGGATGGGGCACGGAAGATACGCTCTGGATTTCTGTCGTCTGCAATGGTATGACGGGTGCTGGCGGCGCGTGGACCGGAACGGGAACCGCAGCCCCAACCAGCTACACCGACAGGGTTGATACCAACCACGCTGATGACAGCACGGTCGGCAGGGTCGAGGGAGCCGTCTCGTTCCGGCAGTTGAACGCGGCAGCTGAAGATATTGGATCTGCTCCTCAGGACACAAGTAACGCCCGCAACTCGGCACTGTTGATTGCTGTAAGACCAGCGCCAGAGGCAGATCCTCCGGTAAAACTGCTGATCCAGCCGTCGACCCCGTTCGTGCGGCGCATGGGCGCGCTGTTCCTGCTGCCGAACTTGTTGATGACTACGCTGGCTCCGGTTGTAGAACCGATACCTCCCGGAAAGCAACTCAGCGCTTCCTGCCCACGGGCCAAGTATCAAGTCCAGTGTGACAACTACGTTCAGCCGCTGACGATTCGGTCTATCCCGAATCCATCGCCTGTCAAGTTGTCGGACTCGGCACCTGCACGCAAGCAGTTCTACGGGATCGCCCCGACTGCGAATCTGAATGTCACGACGCTTGTCCCCGTAGCAGCAGGCTTACCAGAGGGTAGGCAGCTATTCTCTTCTGCGCCATCGTCGAAGCCTCCAGTCTACGCTACCCAGCAGCACAACGTCACTCGAGACTTGTCGCTGGTATTCCCAGTTGGCAAGCAGTGGGGCACATCAGCCCCGTGGCAGAAGTACCGTCCCCAGGCGGATGTCTACCCCAACGTCACTTGGGCACTGTCTCTGGTTTTTCCCGTTGGTGATCAGTGGTATGGATCTGCACCATCACGAAAGTCTCCCGTTGTTGCAGTTCAACAGCACAACATCCTTGCCCAGGGCATCAACCCGAACCCTGCTGTCGTTCGACTCAGTGGTTCCGCGCCATTCTCTAGGGAACGCCCCAGGTCGGATACCTACGCCAACCTCAACCTTACAACCCTAGCAATCGCTCCCCCTGCCGGAGCGTTCCCGGTTGGTATGCAGGCTTTCGCATCGGCACCGTCGGGAGGTGGGTATCGTCTTCACCTTCTTTTCCCGCAGAACCTTCTTACCTCTACGCTGGCACTGCCTCCGACTCCGGTTCTTCCTCCTGTTCCGCCTCCGGTCATTGTACCTCCGCCTCTCATCGAGCCGCTAGTTGGATCTTCTCCGACTCTTGTCAGTCGTCCTGCTGGCCGCTCTGTTGCAGCAGTGGATTACTTGGATGGAGAACGCGCCAGTATTCGCTTTGACTTTATCTCCTCTCTGGCCAGAGGGGATACGATCACGGCGCAAACTGTTACGGCTACTGTCTACACCGGCTTTGACCCCGCTCCATCAACACTTCTCATAGGTGTGGCGACAGCTAGTGGCACTACCGTCAAGCAAATCATCCACACTAACACAGTAGGTGTGATATACCAGCTGCTGTGCCAGGTAACATTGGCCTCTGGCAGTAAAGCCCAGATGTCCTCGTTCTTTACTGGCCCAGGTCCTAAGGGAGCTTAAGATGCCCGGTGGTCGCACTATTTGGATGCCTAAGAAGCTAGGGGAAGTCGTCACGATACCCTTTAACTTCGTTGGGGACTTGGCTCCGGGAGAGACCCTTGTAACCCCAACGGTTACAGCTGTGGTGTATACTGGAGTGGACGCTGCTCCGGCCAATATCAGGTCAGGAAACCCCACGATAGTAGGAACCACTATCAACCAGAACATCCGAAACGGAGTTGTGGGTGTTGTCTATGGGTTACTGTGTCATGTGACTACGAGCTTGGGACAGACCTTGGAAATGTCCGCTTACTGCGCAGTGATAACAGACTTACCATGAAGCTCACAGCTGACATGATCGAAGCGTTCTCTGGGGTGTATCTGTCCCCCAGGTACGACTCTGCTCAGCCCACTCCTGACTTCCATCGGGAATGTTGGGAACGGTACTGCTCGGACGTTGGAGCGGCGGCCACTGCAGCCCCTCGTAACCACGCAAAGAGCACTGCCCTGACCCACGACTTCTCTTTGGCTGTTGCCGTGTTCCGCGTAGAGAGCTACATCATCATCGTAGGTTCCAGCGAGGACATGGCGATTGAGCACTTGGGCGACATAGCCAACGAGTTGCGCGAGAACGAGGACCTGATCCGAGACTTCAAGATCAAAGGCTTCGAGGTTGACCAAAAGACCGACATCATAGTGGAATGTCTCGACGGATACCAATTCCGCTTCATTGCTCGAGGCGCTGAGCAGAAGATTCGTGGTCGTAAGTGGCGTGGTCACCGTCCTGGTCTGATCGTATTCGACGATATAGAGGACGACGAACAGGTTGAATCTAGGGATCGCCGCCGGAAGTTCCGTCGCTGGTTCTTCCGAGCTTGCAAACAGGCCCTTCGTGACGGAGGCAAGATTCGGGGGCATGGGACCATTCTGCATGACGACTCACTCCTCAGTCGCTTGATGCGCAACACGGAATGGGACTGCCGCCGTTACAAGGCTCATGATTCCTTCGACGACTTCTCCAACATCCTATGGCCCGAGAAGTTCCCCGAAGCTCGCCTGAGAGACATTCGCCAAGAGTTTATCAGTGAGGGCGATTCCGCTGGATACAGTCAGGAATACCTCAACGATCCTCTGGACTACGAAGACGCCTATCTGCGTCGTGAAGACTTCATCGCCATGAATGAAGAGGACTACGAAACGAGCAAGGTTATCTGCGCTGCTGCCGATTTTGCTATCTCGAAGGCTGATGCTGCAAACCGGACTTCGTTCAGCATCGGCGGCAAGGACGCCAACAATATCCTCCACCTCCTCGATCAGCGGGTTGCCCGTTGGGATTCACTTGAGATTGTGGAAGAGATGTTCCTCATTCAAGAGCGGTGGCACCCCGATATATTCTGGGTTGAGGATGGTGTAATCTGGAAGTCTCTCGCTCCTATCATCAATCGCGAGATGCAGATACGCGATATTTGGATCAGCCTGATGCCTGTTACCCCCATCAAGGATAAGGCAGTTCGTGGGCGGTCCCTGCAGAAACGTATGAGGGCTGGCGGCGCTCACTTCGACAAGCGCGCCAGCTGGTATGAGAACTTCGAGGCAGAGCTGTTGAAGTTTACTGGCGTTTCCGAGGCTACTCTGGATGATCAGTTTGATTCAGCAGCTCTCCTCTCTCGAGGCTTTGAGGACTTCCGGCATCTCGGTGAAGAGGACTTCGTAACCGAGGAAGAGGAAGAGTTTGAGCACATGGGGCAGATCCTCAAGCATGATGGTCGGTCACACATTACAGGATACTGAATGTGAGCGTAATTCAACTCTCAACGAAACTGTCCATCAACAAAGACTTGATGCAGGCTCCCAACTTGTGTGATAGGTTCTCTGTAGAGGATCTTCACGCGATTGGAGAGTGTGTGTATCAGGGCTACCAAAGGGACTTGCAATCCCGTTCTCACTGGGAAAGACGCATGAACGCCGGGATGGACCTGGCCATGCAAATCCAGCATGGGAAGAACTTCCCGTGGCCGAACTGCTCCAATGTCATCTTTCCCCTCATTACTATCGCTGCGTTGCAGTTCAGCGCTCGGTCCTATACCAACATCATCCAGGGCACCGACATTGTTCGCTACCGTGTGACGAATACTGACGAAAATGGGCTGTTGCGCGACCAGGCAGATCGCATCTCTCGTCATATGTCCTGGCAGGTGCTCGAGGAGGACACTGCGTGGGAGCAAGAGCACGACAGGCTGCTCATAAACCTCGGTATCGTCGGCACGAACTTCATCAAAACGAGCTACTCCGCCAGCCAACGCTGCATAATCAGCGAGCTGGTAATGGCTCGGGACTTTGTGCTGGACTATTACGCGAAATCCGTTGAAAGTTGCGCACGAAAGACCCAGGTCATTCCCCTCTATCGCAACGAAATCTACGAACGGGTGAAGAGCAAGGTCTTTCGGGACATTCTTGCTGAGGACTGGTACGTTGGCTCCCGTCAGCAGATCACGACCACGACGCAATCTGACCATCGGCAGGGCATGGACCCGCCTGTGTTCGAAGATGAGGCTCCGTTCCGCACATTGGAGCAGCATAGGTTCCTCGACCTCGACAAGGATGGGTATGCTGAGCCCTATGTCGTCACTATTGACGAGCTTTCCCACAAGGTTCTTCGTATTGCCGCACGCTTCGACAAGGAAGAGGACGTTGAACGCACAACCAGCAAGGAAATCCTCCGTATTCGGCCAATGGAGTACTACACCAAGTATTCCTTCATTCCAGCCCCGGACGGCGGCATCTACGACGTTGGATTTGGGATTCTGCTGGGTCCCCTCAACGAAGCAGTCAACAGCGGTATCAATCAACTCCTCGATTCCGGCACTATGCAGAACTCGATGGGTGGGTTCCTTGGAAGAGGTGCAAAGATCCGTGGCGGTGTCTACACTATGGCTCCATGGGAGTGGAAGCGAGTTGACTCGACCGGCGACGACCTGAGAAAGAGCATGATCCCGTATCCTGAGCGTCAGCCCTCAGCCGTGATGTTTAATCTGCTGGGATTGCTGATCCAATACACGGATCGTATCTCTGGCACTACCGATCCAATGGTAGGGGAAAACGTCGGGCAGAATACCCCCGCTGAGACCTCCCGTAGCATGATCGAACAGGGCTCTCAGATCTACAACATGGTTTTCAAGCGGGTTTGGAGGTCACTGAAGGAAGAGTTCAAGAAGCGCCATGTGTTGAATGGTATCTTCCTTAATTCCACCAAGAAATTTGGGACTGGCGGCTCCTTTGTCCGGAGGGAGGACTATATCAGCAATCCGGACCTTGTGGTTCCATCAGCTGATCCAAATGTCACCTCCACTGCTATGCGGGTTCAGCAAGCAGCTGGTCTGCGGCAAGCCGCTATGCAGGTTCCTGGATACGACATCCCCGAGGTTGAGAGAAACTTCATTCGCGCACTGCGCATCGAGGGAATAGACAAGTTTTATCCAGGGGCCGACAAGGTGCCGCCACTTCCCAATCCAAAGGCACAGTTGGAGGAAATGAAGCTGAAAGGTAAGGCTATGCAGTTCCAGCACGAGAAGCAGCTGTTTGTGCTGGGGCTCATGGAAGAGAGAAGGCTTAACAACGCGAAGATCGTTCAGTTGCAAGCCCAGACCGTGAGTCTGATAGAGAATGTTGGGGTTAGTCAAGCAGCCCTGCAGATCCAGGCGTTTGACTCCGCCGTGGCAGCTCTCCAGTCTCACAATGACATGCTGAACAGTAATATTGAAACAATGTCAGGAGGCAACGAAGATGATACAGGAGGAGGAGTACCTCCAATGGCTGGTCCACCCAGTAACCAAGGTTTACCGGGAGGGGCTGTTGGCATGGCGGGAGATCTTGAAGGACCAATGGGCGGAGGGCCAGTTGCAGAGTGAAGACCCTCAGGTGACTACTGTCGCCAATGCCGAGGCCTTAGGGCAGGTAAAGCTGCTCAAGGACTTGCATGAAATGGACTATGAGAGGTTTTCTCAGGTGGTCTCCGATGATTAACGAATCGGGACTGCGACCATTGGGCCGAGCGGTGTTGATTACTCCGTATGAACCTCAGAAGAAAGGCTCACTCATTGTTCTTCCTGACGATGCGAGAGAACGCACTTTGATGGTGGAAACTAGGGCCATTGTGATCGAAGTTGGTCCTGAGGCTTGGAAGGATGAAGCGAAGCCGCGAGCGGAACCTGGAGATAAGGTATTGATTTCGAAGTTCGCAGGGGTCATGGCAACTGGCACCGCAGATGGTGCTAAGTACCGCCTTATCAATGATAATGACATTTACTGCGCAATAGAGGTAGAGACATGACTGAAGAAACAGACATCGAAACAAAGGCCAAGGAAATGGGCTGGTCCCCAAAGGATGACTTTCGTGGGAACCCTGATCAGTGGATAGACGCGGAAACCTACGTTCAACGTGGGGAGACTCTGATGCCACTGATTAAGGCCAGCAATCGGCGGCTAACCGAGGAGCTATCCACGGTGAAGCAGGAACTGACGAAGGCCAAGGAGCAGTTGACTGCTTCCCAAGAGTCCATAGACGCGCTGAAGGAATTCAACAGCGCGGCTAACCGAAAGGCCATGAAAGAGGCGGTAAGCCAGACAAAGGCCGCTTTGATCCAAGCAAAGAGGCAAGGAGAGTCAGAGGTCGAGATTGAGCTGGCGGAGCAGCTTCATAAAGAGCAAGAGGCGCTTCAGGAAGCCGAAGAAGAGTCTAGCAAGAAAGGAAACCAGCCGGAGAAGAGGCCAAATGGGGCTGACGGCGGAGAGGACTTTACCAAGTCCGCTGAATGGAGACAGTGGACAGAGGACAACCCCTGGTTTGGTAAAGACAAGCGTCGGACGGCCCTGTCGATGGGCATAGCCGACGAGCTTCGTTTAGACCCCGAAACCAGTGGTCTCAAGGGCAAAGCGTTTCTCGACAAAGTAACTGAGGAAGTCGAAAAAATCTTCTCTCCAGGTGCTCCAAGCTCGAAGGTCGAGAGTGGGGGGAGAGGCTCGGGAGGTGGTACCAGTGGACAGTCCTATTCAGATCTCCCTGCGGATGCCAAGGAGGCTTGTGAGAGCCAGGCCCGCCGCCTTGTTGGTGCGGATCGTGCGTTCAAGACGAAAGAAGATTGGCGCAAGCACTACACCAAAACCTATTTTGAAGGAACTTGATCATGGTCACACCAAACCCAGCGAACATCCCAGACAAGACTACCTCGGAACGGAAGCGTATTCCGATGTCGGTCCCTTCCAGGAAACTGGAAGTTCCTGACATGCCGGGGTATAATCTCTATTGGTTCCTTGAGTCCAATGTCCCTCGGGCCCTTCAAGGAGGCTACGAGTTTGTGCAGAGTCATGAGACTGTCCTCAACCAGCACAACGTAGCTACGGACAGGTCAATTTCAGGCAACGCCGATCTAGGCGGACAAGTCAGAGTGGTCGGCGGTGCCGCCGAATCTGGTGGTGTAGAGCACCTTGTTTTGATGAAACTCAAACAAGAATGGTACGACGAGGACAGGAGAGCTATCGAACAGAGAAACGCCTCCGTCATGTCGGCCATTTTCCAGGAAGAGCAGATCCTCGGTTCAGAGACTGTAGCAGCCGAGGACAAAGGCAACAGATACGTTTCCAAGGCCTTGTTTCAAAGGCCAGTCAGGAAAGGCAAATAACTTCTCTCTCAACTTTGGAGAACCTAAATGGCTAATGTGAATCGGCCTCAGGGCCTAAAGCCAGTCAAGAGCCTGATTTCAGGCGACTATGACGGCAGAGGGAATGTATACTACATTCCTGCGAACGACGCGACATACTCCTACTATTCAGGGGATGTGGTCACGTCGCTCGGCGATGGAGATGCAAACGGTGTCCCAGGTATCGTCAAGTACATTCCCAACGCTGCTGCTGCTGGAGCGGGCATCAACGGTGCGGGTCCACTTGGTGTTATCGTTGCCGTAGGCATCAACCCCAGTGGTCCTTGGATCAACCCGACAGATTTGACTGTGCGGTCAGCCCCACAGGTCAAGACTCGGGCCTACTACGCTTTGGTGGTAGACGATCCGTTTGTCATCTTTGAAGTTCAGGAAGGTGGTGCGGGTACAGCTCTTACGTCTGCGGCAATCGGCCTCAACTGTAACCTGTCCTACACCGCTGCGCAGTCAACCGGCTATGAGTCGGGGACGATCCTGGACAACGCCTCGGAAGTCGCGACCATCGGATTGGATGTGAGGTTGATGGGGCTCTCGAGAGTCTCAGACAACGCGTTTGGGTACTACGCCAAGTGGTTGGTGATGCTCAACTCTCACTTCTACAAGATGACAACCGGAATCTAAAGGAGAACTTCGATGCCAGGGATTATCAACACAGGTTCACACCCCAAGGCTCTGTGGCCTGGGGTTCGAGCCTTCTGGGGGCAGGTCTATAATGCCCACGCAACTGAGTACACCGACCTATACGACGTGCTTGATTCAGGCAAGGCGTATGAGGAAGATGTACAGATCACGGGCTTCGGGTTAGCTCCGGTCAAGGCTGAAGGTGCATCCATCAGCTACGATTCCGAGACCCAGGGCCCAGTGTCCCGCTATACGCACATCGCGTATGGACTGGGCTACAAGGTAACCTACGAGGAACTGAGAGACAATCTCTACGAGACAGTGTCGATGCGTCGTTCACAGGCCAATGCGTTCTCGATCAATCAGACAACTGAGAACATCGCGGCAGCCGTATACAACGACGCCTTCACCGGCAACGTGTTCCTGAATGCAGACGGTGTGAGCCTCTGCAACACGGCTCACGTCAATACGACTGGAGGAACCTACTCCAACTCGTTGAGCCCGGCGGCTGATTTGTCCGAAGCAGCGTTGGAAGACATCTGCGTCCTGATCATGGGAACACAGAACGACCGTGGGCTGCTCATCAATATCATGCCGAACTCGCTGCATGTGGCTCGCCAGCGGTGGCATCAGGCCAATCGAGTGCTGAAGAGTGTGTTGCAGCCGGACAGCGCAAGCAACAACATCAACGTGCTGAAGGCAACCAATGCTTTCCCCGGCGGCATCAAGATGAACCACTACTTCACCAACGCGCATCCGTGGTTCGTCAGGACGAACTGTCCGAACGGGATGCAGATGTTCTGGCGTGACAAGCCGCAGTTCGACCAAGACAACGACTTCGACACGAAGAACGCGAAGGCAGCGACGTACATGAGGTTCTCTGTGGGCAATACGGACCCGCGAGGAATCTTTGGCTCGAACGCTCCGTAAGTCTGAGGGTGGTGTGTGCGTATATACCGAGAATGAGTGTGTACGCACACATCCACCAGTTTATCAACAAAGCGGCAGGTTGGTCCTGACGCGACAGGAGAATTGAGATGCCCGTTACTAACTTTCCTCATGGCATTGCCTCTTTTGGGGTGCCGGTTCTGCCAGGCAGTGGTGCATTTACCGGACGAGCGTTCTTCGTTGACCCCGTAAATGGAGTCGATGGGAACACTGGTCTCAGTCCCGAAAGGGCCCTGGCTACGCTGTACAAGGCGCATGCCCTCTGCCTTGCGGGTCGCAACGATGTGGTCTACCTCATTGGTGATGGTAGTGCAACCGGAACCGCGAGGCTGTCCCTAGCCTTGGCTCAGGGTGTTGACAGTGCTGTGACTGCCGGAACGCTGGTGTGGAGCAAAAAGGCAACCCACTTGGTTGGGATCACTGCCCCGACGAGTGTTGCCCAAAGGGCGAGAATAGCCCCACCGACAGGAACCTACACGGTGACAACCTTCGGAAGTGCAACCTTCGTCAGCGTCACCGCATCGGGATGCAGCTTCAGCAACATCTCGCTGTTCCATGGGTTCTCTACTGGTGGTGCTGCCCAGATCTGCTGGAATGACACTGGTGGAAGGAACTCCTACCACAACGTCAACTTCGGTGGTATTGCGGATGCAGGTTCAGCCGCTGATGCAGGCTCCCGATCCCTCAAGATCGGATCTGCTGGGTCAGGTGAGAACACCTTCCACAGCTGCACCATTGGCCTGGATACTGTCACTCGTGGGGCAGCGAATGCCTCGATTGAGTTCGCAGGCGGGAGTCCTCGCAACAGGTTCATTGAGTGTGTCCTTCCGTTCACGACCTCCGGAGCAACTGTGCTCGGTATCATAGGCACGGGGGCTTCCTGTATGGACAGGTGGCAATCGTTTGAACGATGCGCCTTCATCAACAACGTCCAGTCAGGCTCAACCACGATGAGCGCCCTGGCAACGCTTCCTGCATCGGCAGGAGGGTTGTTACTGTTCAAGGATTGCTCGTTGGTAGGCATCACCGAATTCGGCACTGATGCAACCACGCGAGGTCAGGCCTACGTGGACGGTGGGGCGGCCACTGCTGGTACCTCAGGCATCGCAGTCAACCCGACGTAATCAGCAACTGAGAGGGGGACTACCACCCCTCTTTTCAGGAGAGTGCAATGACGCTTAAGTACAACTTCAGCTTCGCGCCGTCCGACGAAAATTTGACTGGATTTGCGTCGAACGTGACTGGAGCTGCCTTTACGATTACCACCACCAGCGTGCCAGATGGGCTGGCCCATCAGGTCTCCATTCGGAATGATACGGGCAATAGTCACGTTGGAAAGACCATTACCCTCGTAGGAACCGACGCCGATGGTGCGGCGCAGACAGAGGTTGTGACAGGCCCCGGAGGAGGTGCTACGGTTGAATCCACAAAGTACTTCAAGACCCTGACGTCTGCCACGCCGTCAGCCTCAATCGGAGCCGACACCTTCGATATAGGTTGGGTGGACGAGATCGCTTCTCGAACAATCATGTTGGACAGTGCCAGTGATGCCCCCGGCGCATTGGTTCAGGTGGACATTGGTGGTACAATCAACTTCAGCCTTCAAGTCACGGCGGCGGCTCGGGACCTGTACACAGGCCAAGAATCCTGGCCTTGGATAGCAACGACAACCACTGGTCTCTTTGGGGCCACTGCAGACAAGATGGGCAATCTGGTGGAGGTTGGTTCCAATGCCATGCGGTTCATCACTGCCAGTTATAGCTCTGGCGCAACCGCTGCGATCTATGTGAGTGAGCCGGCAACCGGGAGCTGATAATGACCACCCCTAGCACCTTCAATACCCCAGATCGCATCATCAGGATGGCGATGGTGGATGCTGGCTATCTTCAGGATGGAGATGATCCCACCCCAGAGCAGTACGCCAACTACCTCAATCGCTTGAACGACTTGATTAACTTCTGGCAAACGCAGGGGCTGAAGTTGTGGTTGCAGACCGATCTGGCGGTGCCGCTTGTCGCAGGGCAGGCCACCTATACCATTGGTCCCAGCGGCAGCGTTGTCATGGCGAAGCCGACAAGGGTGTTGGATGATGGGTACTACTTGGACTCAAGCAACATCAAGCGGCCACTTACCTTGATCTCAAGAAACGAGTATATGCGCCTGTCCAATGTTATCCAGACTGGCGCTGTAAACTCGTACTTCGTGGACAAGAGACAGACAGACATCGCAGTCAGCATGTGGCTGGTGCCGGATACGCAGGCAGCTTCAGGAGAAGTTCACCTGCTGATTCAGCAACAGGTTTCCAACCTGGTCAGCCTTACCGATTCCATGAACTTCCCCTTTGAGTGGTTCTTGGCCCTTCGATGGGGACTGGCTGATGACATCTGTACTGGACAGCCCCAGGCCATTATGACTCGATGCCAGATGAAGGCAGCGATCTACTTCAACGCTCTAGAGGCATGGGACGTTGAGGATGCTTCTACTCGGTTCACTCCGGATTCTCGTAGGACAGGTGGCGCGAGTACCTTCCAATGATTCGATCAGAATCTGAGCGGTCTACTAGTCGAGAGCAACTCCCATCCGTTGAGGCTCCTCCGCGGTTGGCTTTAGTGAACCTGATGCAGAACCGAGATGCTACCTTTGATAGGGACTCTCGGCTGGTGAACGCGTTTGCTGAGAAAGATGAAGCGACCCAGGAATACACCGTAAAGAAGAGGGTAGGGCTGAGCACCAGCG